ACGCAGGCGGCGACATCGCCACCTCGCTGGCCACAGCCAACAGCTACGCCTACACCAAGGCGCAGAGCGACTCCGCGCTGTCCGAACTGAGCACCACGCTGACGAGTGCCTACACCGGCGCCATCAACGGGGTGAGCGCCCGGCTCAACGCAGGCGGCGACATCGCCACCTCGCTGGCCACAGCCAACAGCTACGCCTACACCAAGGCGCAGAGCGACTCCGCGCTGTCCTCGCTGAGTACCACCCTCACCAGCGCCTACGAGGCCGGCGACAACGCCATCAACGCTCGGCTCAACGCAGGCGGCGACATCTCCACCTCGCTGGCCACCGCCAATAGCTACGCCTACACCAAGGCGCAGAGCGACTTGGCGATGGCCTCTCAGGCAAGCACGCTGCGCGCCGAGTTCAACCCGATCAATGCCCGCCTCAACAGCGGCGGGGACATCCACGCGTCGCTGGCCACAGCGCTCACCTATGCGTACACGAAGGCCACCATCGACGGTGCGTTCGCTTCGCAGGCCTCGACGCTGCGCGGTGAGTACCAAGGGCCGCTTGGCGCGCTGAGCGGCTCGGTGTCCACGCTTCAGACGGCAGTCAGCGGCCCCACCGGCGTTCAATCTCAGTACGTGCTCAAGACCGTGGCCACCCGGTCTGACGGGCGCCCGGTGATTGGCTATGTTGGGCTGGCATCGACGGCTTCCAACGACGGCACCGGGGCTTCTGAGCTGATCTTGCAGGCCGGCAGGACGCTGTTCGTCCCGGACGACTCGCCGAACGCGGCGCCCGTTCAAATGCTTGAGTTGGGCCTGGTCAATGGCGTGTACACGTTGCGCGTGCCAGCTGCGCGCATCGGCGACTTGACTGTCGGCACGCTGAAGATCGAGATGAACGCGGTGACGGTTCCAACTGGCGCCGAACTTACGTCGGACGCGACCTTCACTGGCACCACGCCGGTGACGCTCCTGAGCGTCAATCTTGACACCGCCGGCCAGCCTCTGTTGGTGTTCGCGGATATGGCCGCTTTGAACTCCGGCAGTTCGTTTGCTGAGGCTGTCATTGTTGGCTTGTTTGTGAACGGAACGCAGGTTAGGCAATGGTCGCTGGTGCAGAAGAGCGTCGTCGTTAACCGGGCGTTCGTGAGCTACATCGCGGCGCCCGGCGCGGGGACGATCACTGTTGAGCTGCGGGCCTGGTGCTCTCTGGCCGGCTTCTATGGGCAGGTGCTGAGCAACGGCTCGTCAACATGGTTCGGCAATGGCGGCACGGCTATCGGCGCTCTGGGGTGCAAGCGATGATCAGTTTCTGCGCGTACTACGAACCGTCCGGCCGCATCCGGTTCAAGTCGGTCCTGCAGCGCTCGGTCGAGCCGCCATCGGTTGACGGGCTCGACGTACTGGTGCTTGAAGAGGACTTTGATGCGACGGTGAGCGTCGTTGTCGACGGCGCACTGATCGAGGGCGTGGTGGTTGACCCGCAGGCCGATCTGATCGCCGGCGTGGCCGCGCGCGCGACGCGCGACCAGCTTCTCCGCGCGTCCGACTGGACGCAGGCTGGCGATAGCCCGCTCGCGGCGCACAAGCGCGCCGAGTGGGCGGCCTACCGTCAGGCGCTTCGAGACTGGCCCACGCGTCCTGAATGGCCGCATGGTGGATGTCCGCCGGTGCCGCAGGGTTGAGATGCCTGATGCCGCCGACTTCGATCACATCTACGTCACCGCAGACGGTGCGCTGCTCACCTTCGGCGGCGCCTATCTGATCTGGGAAACGACGATGCTGCAGATGCTGCGCGACCAGTTTGGCCTGGTCAGCCACACCCAAGACGAATACCGCGACGCGCTCGCGGCGCTGCTGCCCACTGGTGCAGCGTGGCCGCGAGATCCGCAGTCCCGGCTCATGTGCTTCCTGTCGGGGCTGGCCGCCGAGTACTCACGCCTCGACGCTCGTGCCGCACAGCTGCTGGCAGAGACCGACCCCGCAAGCACCACCGAGCTGCTGTCTGACTGGGAGCGCGTCGTCGGCCTGCCTGATCCCTGCGTGACGGCCGCGCAGACCGTCGCCCAGCGGCGCCAGGCGCTTGAGGGCCGCCTCACCGCTGTGGGCGGCCAGAGCCGCCGCTTCTTCATCGAGCTGGCCGCCCGTCTTGGCTACAACATCACCATCGACGAGTTCGCCTCGGCTGCCGCTGCCACTGCGGCGGGCATCACCTTTACTGGCGACGAGTGGGCGCACATCTGGCGCGTCAACGTGCCGGCCGCCGTCTCCATCACCTATTTCCGTGCTGGTGCGGGCGCGGTTGGCGAGCCGCTGCGGGCCTGGAGCAATGAGGTGCTGGAGTGCCAGTTCAACCGCTACAAGCCCGCGCACACCCGCGTGCTGTTCGCCTACTCCGGCGCCTGATCAAACTGCTTTCAAGAGGGCTACAACCATGCATCGAATCGACGGACCTGCAGCCGCACCTGGTGGCTTCTTCACCGATGGAGACCCCAGCGTCGGCACTCCCGCAACGGTCTTGACCGAGGACTGGGCGAACGCGGTGCAGGAGGAGCTGGTGGCAGTGATCGAGGCGTCCGGCGCGGTACTTGCCAAGCCGAACAACGCTCAGCTCTTGGCCGCGATCCGCTTCTTCGCCGACGCCGCTTTCCCGCCAGGCTTCATCGCCTACGACGCCGGCAGCGTCGCCCCCGCCGGCTGGTCGCTCGCTGACGGCGGCGAGCTGGACCGTATCGCCCACGCCCCCCTTTTCGCCCGCATTGGCACCACCTACGGCGTCGGCAACGGCAGCACCACCTTCAACAAGCCGGAGATAAGAGGCGAGATCATCCGGGCCCTGGACGCCGGCCGTGGTGTCGACCCCGGCCGCGTGCTCGGCAGCTGGCAGGACGGCCAGATCCAGGCGCACACCCACACGCTGCCGTCAGACTCGCTGGACAATTCAGGCAACGGCTACGTGGCCGACAGCATCGGCGGCGGGATCGCCCGAACGGCCGTCACAGGCTCCACGGGTGGCGGCGAGACCCGGATGCGCAACGTCGCGCTCTACGCCCTGATCAAGCTCTGACGGTGGTTTGCGACACTTGGTTTGATGCCTCAAACCATCTGACGTGATGCCTCAAACCAAGTGGCGCTTTACACTTCTGCACGAGCGGCACCCAGGTGGAGACCTACTGCAAGCGGGTGGAAGGGGCGTTGCCAGTCGGTGGCAAGGTCAATATCCTGCAGTTCACCGACAAGCAGTATGAACGCATCATCAGCTACCAGGGCAAGGCCAAACAGCCCGCCAAAAAATCACCCGACCAGTTCGACCTGTTCTGACCATGCCCACACTTTCCGCAGCCCAAAAAGCAAATAACCCCTTGACGAATCAAGGGGTTACCGCCGATCTAGTCTAGATCACTGGGAAATGCACTCTGGCCGGAACAAGGCTGACCCAGATCAACCACCGGAGTTCAGTCTAGATCACTGGGAAATGCACTCTGGCCGGAACGCGGGGCAGATTGCGAAGCGGCTGGCGCTGAGTCTAGATCACTGGGAAATGCACTCTGGCCGGAACTGCGCCAGGATGCCCGTGACCTCGTCTTGGAGTCTAGATCACTGGGAAATGCACTCTGGCCGGAACCCAGGCGCGGCGCGCCACCCCCGCGCAGGTAGTCTAGATCACTGGGAAATGCACTCTGGCCGGAACTGCGCCGATCAGCAGGATTGCTGGGTCCAGAGTCTAGATCACTGGGAAATGCACTCTGGCCGGAACTGACGGCGGAATTCAATGTGATGGGTGTGAGTCTAGATCACTGGGAAATGCACTCTGGCCGGAACGGTTCGTTCGTGACGCTCATGTCGCGGCCTAGTCTAGATCACTGGGAAATGCACTCTGGCCGGAACTGCGAGCCCAAGCGCACGCCAAACGGCCTGAGTCTAGATCACTGGGAAATGCACTCTGGCCGGAACAAGGGCGCGCTGTTCAGCGTGACCGACGAGAGTCTAGATCACTGGGAAATGCACTCTGGCCGGAACGCTGACCGTCAGGTCATCGCGTCGCGTGAAAGTCTAGATCACTGGGAAATGCACTCTGGCCGGAACGCGCCCTGCAGCCTCACGATGTCCTCGCGGAGTCTAGATCACTGGGAAATGCACTCTGGCCGGAACCGAATAGAACTCGTCCCACCAAGCGCGCGGAGTCTAGATCACTGGGAAATGCACTCTGGCCGGAACACAAGCTGCTGTCGTGGTGCTGGTTGCCCGAGTCTAGATCACTGGGAAATGCACTCTGGCCGGAACATCGACATGGAGAAGGCCGCAGCCATCATCAGTCTAGATCACTGGGAAATGCACTCTGGCCGGAACGCGGCAGCGTTTCACCCCATCTTCGAAGCAGTCTAGATCACTGGGAAATGCACTCTGGCCGGAACCTGGCGAACTTCGTCAGCTCGACCGCGTTGAGTCTAGATCACTGGGAAATGCACTCTGGCCGGAACATTGCAACGATGGCGCCGAGGATGTCGGCGAGTCTAGATCACTGGGAAATGCACTCTGGCCGGAACCACCGTGTCCATCGCCTCTTCCAGCGCGGCAGTCTAGATCACTGGGAAATGCACTCTGGCCGGAACCCGCGCATCGGCGGCTATGTGCGCCTGGCGAGTCTAGATCACTGGGAAATGCACTCTGGCCGGAACAAGCGCTGGTTCACCGACACGGCGCTGCAGAGTCTAGATCACTGGGAAATGCACTCTGGCCGGAACCCAACGCCGCCACCTGCGCCGCCGCTGCCGAGTCTAGATCACTGGGAAATGCACTCTGGCCGGAACTGCGGCATGGCTGTCAGCGCCCTGCTGATAGTCTAGATCACTGGGAAATGCACTCTGGCCGGAACATCGGCCGCGTGTCGCTGGCCGGCGCCAAGAGTCTAGATCACTGGGAAATGCACTCTGGCCGGAACATGGCCGGCGTCACCGACGTCAAGTCCCGCCAGTCTAGATCACTGGGAAATGCACTCTGGCCGGAACATGACTACACGGTTAGCACCATGACAGCCGAGTCTAGATCACTGGGAAATGCACTCTGGCCGGAACTCACGGGCCGTGAGTACCTCGCCGCCGGCGAGTCTAGATCACTGGGAAATGCACTCTGGCCGGAACCCGCACGGCAGGTCATCTCGATGGCAACAGAGTCTAGATCACTGGGAAATGCACTCTGGCCGGAACCTACGACGTCAAGCCCGCCGACTGAGCTCAAGTCTAGATCACTGGGAAATGCACTCTGGCCGGAACCCCAGGTCGAAGCCATCGCCCGCACGCGCGAGTCTAGATCACTGGGAAATGCACTCTGGCCGGAACTTCGCAGAGGAAGTCGCGCACGGCGGCCTCAGTCTAGATCACTGGGAAATGCACTCTGGCCGGAACTGTGGATGCCGGCGCTGCCAGGGCTGACGGAGTCTAGATCACTGGGAAATGCACTCTGGCCGGAACCGTGGAGCCAACACGCTGGGCACCTTGACGAGTCTAGATCACTGGGAAATGCACTCTGGCCGGAACCCAGACGATCAGCTTCACACCTTCGCCGCCAGTCTAGATCACTGGGAAATGCACTCTGGCCGGAACTGATCGCCTGAAGGCAATGTACGAAAGCTGAGTCTAGATCACTGGGAAATGCACTCTGGCCGGAACGTGTTGGCCGGCGTTGAGTTCCCGGAACCGAGTCTAGATCACTGGGAAATGCACTCTGGCCGGAACCGTTCAATCCCGCGAGGCGGCGGGGGAACCAGTCTAGATCACTGGGAAATGCACTCTGGCCGGAACAGGCGCTGCAGACGATGCGCGAGTGGGTCGAGTCTAGATCACTGGGAAATGCACTCTGGCCGGAACCGCTCCTGATGGCCCTCGGTAGCCAGTCGCATTCGCCATCATCAAGCGGCCTGTCTTGCCTTCCGGCCGACCACGCCGCCAGCCGTTGCCGCCTGGCCGTCTCGTTCACGGATGAGCCCTACAAGTCCAAGCTCTCGCTGGGCCGATTGGGAACGGGCACGGTCAAGGTTCAGCGCGAGCAGACGTCGAAGGATCTCCTCGTCTGCCATTGTGGGCGAATAGTCGGCCCAGCCATAGGCCGCTGCGACAGCCGCGTCTAACGCTTCATGCGCTTGCGCCAGCCATCGCGGCCGCTTGTTGTACAGGTTAGTGAGAGTGCGTCCGGCAAGGACTCTATCGAATCCTGTTCTTGCGACGATGCGCACCGGATACGGTGAGATTTTCAGGCCAGAGGGGATCACCTCAGGCACGCGCTCGCACCACTCGGGCGGGTAAAGCCAGCAGCAACGCCTGTCCGTCAAGTGCTTCGCGGCCTGCGCGATGGCACATGCGTGTCTGCAGACTGGTTCGGGCAAGCCAGATGGTATCGATGCGCCATTGGACAACGTACTTACGCACTGATGAGCGGTGTCGGCTGGAGTGAGTCCAGCGGGAAATGGAAAGGTTTCAAAGCAGGTTGTGGGCGTATATCGCGGGCGATCCTCCAACGAACTTCCCAAAAGCAAGGACCATAGTTCATGAAAACGACTGTGTAGCAGCCCTAAGGTGGCATCATCGCTGCGAGCAATGGTTATCAGAGCCTGATCCGGCGAGGTACTGCTGGGCAACCAAGTGAAAAATCGGTGCTTGCTGTGAGCTACGGTAGCAACGAATCGGGGCAGTGTGCGAATGGCTTGGCGCATTTCGACTCGCGGCCGCCCAAATCTCCACCAATATTCACGCAGAGCTGCGTCAGCCTTGCCTCTGCGGCCTGGCCGCACATGTTCCACCACGTATTCGAATGGGGCTTCATAGAGCGCCGCTTCGACTTCAGACATCTCGGCACCGAAGTCAATGATCCACTGGTGTTGTGGCCCGCGCGCCAATTCAAAGCCGTTCGCCCAAGGTTTGATCACATCAGAGTTGGGGCGACCCGATGGGTTGGGTAGCTGGAGCCACTCTCTGGCAAGAGAAGCCGGAATCTCAAACTTGGCCTTCTTTGAAGCCCCTTGGAAACTGCAATTGGCGTTCTCTGCCAGTTCGATGGCGTTAGTAAGGTCTGGCCCCTTGAGGTCGCTTGCACCGGTCAGGTCTGCATGAATTCGGTGCACTCGCTGACCATCAAGCGACGTAGCGCCCTCTACATTCTTGTCGAAGCAGATCAAAGAAACCCGCACCGCTGCGCCGTTGTTAATCCATGGCTCGTCTGCCCATGCAGCATATATGCGCCCACGTTCACAAATTCGCTGCAGCACCGAGCGATTGGCCCCACTTCGAATTGAGTTTGTTGCTACCAGTCCTGCTCGCTTCAGTTGACCACCTTCAATCGCGCGCTGCGCCTTGTCGAACCAGTAGCAAACCAAATCGCTCGCCGCTGGTACGCGCGGGGCGTAGAGGGAGTCCAGAGCTGCGACATACGTGTTTCCAAGTTCCCGACGCTTGCGGCTGACTCCAAGAAATGGCGGGTTGCTTACGACGGCGTCCGCGACAGGCCAGACAGACTCGCCTCCATCTTGATTGACCACTGCATCCCTACACTCGATTTGTTCTAGCGAGTCGAGTATTGGATTTTCCTTCCAGCCATATCCGTGCTCTTTGCGCCATTGAAGCTCGCCGATCCAAACAGTAGCGCGTGCGAGTTCGGCAGCGTACTCATTGATCTCGATGCCAAGCACGTTCTGGGGTCCCGCCACTGGAATTTGGCGCTCAAGCCCTAGTTCTTCAGAGTCAATATTCACTTGGTGCTCGATGTCTTTAAGAGCCTTCAGCGCAAGGAAGAGAAAGTTTCCGCTTCCGCATGCTGGGTCTAGTACACGGAAGGATTGCAACCTTTCCATAAATCCGGATTGGAGGTCCTTGGCCTGTTTGTACGCACGGCTCGACTGTGATCGGACGTTGCCATGCCTGGCCTTCAACGTTGGACTCCTGCTTGGAATGCCTTTTGCCCTCACTGCGAACACATCGCGCTTGCTCAACAACCCTGATATGGCGCGCTTGACTCTGTCCCACTCGGTAAGCAACGGCTGTCTCACGACCGGGTCGATCAGGCGCTCGATGGTGGCCGCATCCGTGTAGTGAGCTCCCATCTGCCGCCGCTTGCCTGGATCAAGCCCGCGTTCAAACAGTGTTCCGAGGATGCTAGGGTCAATGGACGCCCATGACATCCCAGCTACGTCGGCGAGTAGCTCGATCTCGTCAGCGGTAAGGCGCGGAACGTCGATCTCGTTGAAGAGGCCCCCGTTGAACCAAGGGATGGTGTCCGCCCCGAATTCATCGCCCTTGTTCATAGCGGCGAATAGCGATGCCAAGCCTCGTTGCAAGTTGATAGGCGTCTGGCGCTTCTGTACCACGCGCCGGAATACTTGGCCAGGCAGTACACCCACGTCTTCCGCGAAGCAGCAGAAGACGCATTGCGTCAGGAAATGGGCAGCGCGAAACGGCGTCTCGCCGCGGGCCCTAAGCGCGTCCGCGATGTGAGCGAATGAACCAGCCAACTCCAGAGTTACTTGTTCGGTGGTCTTGCTCGGCGTAAAGTCCTCAGGAGACAAGAACGCCGATCGCAGTTGGGCCTGCTTTTCTGGATTTCCGATCTCCTGGTGCGTCACGGAGATTTTTTCACTTGGATGCCCCGTGAAGTGAGTGTGGATCTGGATCGAATGCCGATCGCTAACGATGAGTAGCGGCGGGTTTTCCAGCGGCAGCGCATACAACATTAGCTGATCAAGCGCTTTTGAGAGGTTCCCACCTGGAGCCTTGTACTCCCAGCCGAAATGACCGCGCTTCCAGACGTCAGCGAAGCGCCGGCCACCTGACGCACCCCAAATACCGCGTTCGAAGCAATAGCTATCCGGGTCGGCTGGCGACGTCACGCCAAGCAAGGCGCAAAGATCCATGAAATGAGGTTGGGCGCCGGCCCGCTCATTCAGCCGATCCGCTGCGCCGCCTGGGCCCCACTTCCTTACGAACTCGGTGGGCGTCATCGTCGGCACGACGCGCTCAGCAGCCATTACCCTCACCATAGACACTCCCGAGTCATCAGCGAGTTAATGAGTTCATCGCATGACCGGACGCGTTACAAGCGCGCTAGCTCCAGCGGCGGAGCGTCTTCATCAACATTGCGGATCAATCAAGGGACAGACGTGGCGCCACTGACACGCACTTATTGATTTCCGCAGTCGTCCAGCGTCCTGGCCTGAGACGCGGAGGGTTATCGGCTCATCGCCGAACAGGCGAACTAACGTCGGCCGGCACCTGTGGAAAAGGTGAAAGCCGCATGAATTCAGGCGACGAGAATCGGTTGCCGGGAGAGACCGCGCCCTCTCAGCCTACAGCCGCATCCAACTGCTGGCGGCCAGCCTATCCTGCACTAAAGAATTTCTTCCCTCATCACGGGCTTTCAGCCCGCAGAAGCGGCAAGCAGCCGGCGGCGAACCGCACGCGGAGCGACGCAAAGCCGCGCCCTCCTGCACGGTAGGCGACGCGCAGGCGCCGGAACCCGCCGTCCATCCGACACACAGGCGGCGCTTGTGACTGGTAGCCGACGCAGAGCCGACGCGTAGCCGACGCAGCTGACTCTGATCCGGCGGCGAGGCGACGACGTTTTGCCGCAAACGCGCTGTTTTTCCGCCCAAAACCAGCACGCTCGTCGACGCCCAGCGCACCTAGATTTGTAGCTCACCAGCCCAGAGCGCTGCATGAAGCTGCACCCCAAACGCCCGCCCGGCCGCGTCGACCGCAAGGCTGCTGCGTACGCCGCCGACATCGCAGAGCTGCGCGCCGCCGGCTACACCTACGAGGCCATTCGGGAAGCGCTGCTCGATGTCGGCGTCGTGGCCAGCACCAGCGCGCTGCGACGGGAAATGCTGCGCATCCGCACGCGTGAGGTCGGCAGCGCACCAGCGCCAGGGCCGCCACCCGCACCTCCGGCACCCACAGCATCGCTGGAGCCATCCGCACTCGCGCCCGCGCCACACATCCCGCCGGTCGACCTGCGAGGCGGCATGTCCGGCAGTGATGTTGCCGAAGCCTTCTTTCGAGCCCACCTCAGCAACCCTCTGCTCAAGTCCCAGGAGACCCTGTGAGGCTCGCTGCGCTCAACGCCGCCGGTGACGTCGGCAAAGAGCACCATTGCCAGTCACTCGTTGGCGCAGCGCAGTCCGCGCTGCGAGGTCATCGCGGTCGAGAGCCGACGACGCGCAAGGCAAAGCGGCACGCGGCCGACAGTTCGCCGAACTGCAGGAGTTCCTACAGACCGCCTCCCATGTCGTTGTCGACATCGGCGCCAGCAGCGTCGAAGCACTCCTCTTGCTCAAGCGACGCCACCAAGGCGCTCGCCGCTTCTGCATTACTGGCTAGACTGCCCTGCGTTACTCACCGGAGCAATTACGTGGCCAAGTCCCTGTCGCAAATCCAAAGCCAGATTCAGAAACTCCAGAAAGAGGTCGACGCCGTTCGCTCGGCCGCCATTGCCCGCATTCGCAAGGAGATGGCGCAACACGGCCTGACCGCCGAAGACTTGTTCGGTGAAGCGCGCAGCACCTTTATTGGCAATGGCCGCGCGACCAAGGGCAAGGCCAAGGCCGACAGGCCACCGAAGTACGCCGACGGCTCGGGCAACACCTGGGGCGGCATGGGCAAGCGCCCGGCTTGGATTCGCGAGGCGTTGGAGGCTGGCCGGTCGCTCGAAGAGTTCCTCGTCGGCGCCGCGCCCAAGGCAGCAAAGCCAGCCAAAGCCGCGAAGCCGGGTCGCAAGACGGCTGCTCCTGCGGCAGCGCCCAAGAAGGCCGCCGCCAAGCGTCCGGCGCGCAAGAAGGCTACCGCTCCAGCTGCAGCTGCTCCTGAAGAGTCCTGACACGCCCACCGGCCATCAGCGACGCCCCAGCTTCGCTTAAGGATCAGCTGGCACACTGCCGGTGGCTCTTCACTGAGCCCCTGCTTTTCCTCCCTGAGCAGGCCGGCCCGGCCGGTTGCAGCCCCGTGGCTATGCCCGGGGCTTTTCTTTTGAGCGGCTGTGCGGGAGCGAGGTCTGGTCAACTGCCCTGGATCGCCAGACGGACGAGCCGAACGATCTCGCGCACCCGTGTTTCGCCGTTGGGCACCAGCGTGTAGAGATCCGCCCGCGCCCATCGCAGCGCATACAGGCAGCACAGCGTGTCGTCGCTGATGCCGACATCCACGGCGCGCAGCTCGAACAGATCGAATGGGAATGTCCGCCCGTTGAACGTGCCGGCGATGAACGCCGCCACGCGCCGCGTCTGTCCCGAGTCGCCCTCGGCTATCTGCAACAGTCGCGCGAATGCCCGTTCGGCCTTCGAGGTCGCCTTCTGCGACCGGGCTGCGCAGCGGGCCATGATGTCCAGTGTCGAGGTAGCCATGTGGTTCTCCTGGCTGGAGGTCGGCGCCGGCCTGGCTGAATGCTCGGGCCGCACGCCGGTGTCGCTCGCGCTGGATTCGCAGCGTATTTCAGCCCCCCTGGTGGCTCGGGCCTTGAGCTCGCACATCTCCTCGGCCAGCATCCACAGCGCCCGGTTGAGGCTCACGCCCCGGTCGATGCTCTGCACGGGCCGGGTCTGCATGCGCTTGCCCTGGGCGCTGCAGCCAGCAAACCGGGTGGCCAGGCTTGAATGAGTCGAATGCATGGCGAGTCTCCTGAAGAGAGGCCAGCCGGGCTTCGAATTGAAGTCCTGAATGCCGATCCTCTTGCTCGGACTCCTCGCTCCCGCCCACGGGCGGGCGGGGGGTGGGCATGGCCCCTTCCAGCGGGAAGGGGTTGGGGATGGATGTTCAGAACCCAGCAGCCGAAGCAGTGCGCCGGTTTCCCGGCCCACCGCAGATAGATCCCCCCACAAGTCCCCCTCACAAGGGGACGGGGGTTGTGGGGGGAGCGCGGTGGGACGACTGGCGCACAGGCGGCCACCTGCCCACGGCGGCGCAGCGTCGCAGCCGATGTGACAGCTCGCCTGGCGCAGCGGTTGCAGCGAAGACGCCGCACAGACCCGAGCAGCGGCGGCTCTGCGGCCGACGTGCCACCAAGGAAGCGCAGCGGACGACTGGCGCGGCGGTCGAGCCGCTGATCGCTGGCTTTCCGGAATTCAGCGGCCCGGCTTCGGGCGTGGCGGGTGACCGGGGTGGCGATCTGGCCGGATCAGCGCGAAGCGCAGTCGATCAGAACCGGCCAGTTCGCCAAGCAGGCCGTTCGCGCGCAGCGTGAAGGAAGCTGCCTGCGCCCCACGGCACGGGAGCGGGCCGCCGCGTGCTTCAGCCGGCACCGCCGGCCTGATCGAGTGCGCGTGAGGGATGGCAGCCCTCCATTGGCGAGACGCTGGGCCTTTGACATCGGCTCGACGCGCAGCGCAACAGCCCGGCCCCGCACAGCGGGGACACGCCCAGGCCCCTGGAGGCCCGGCAAAGCAGCGCCATCGAACTCGCCGTTCGCATCGACTTGGGCGCGCGCCTTTCGCAACGCTCTCCACCCTGATCGCTGTCGCGCCACCTCCGACGACACCCTCGGCTGCGTTGAAGCGGGACGCCTTCAACCAGATTCGTTGCCGCCCGGCATGCGTCCGCCGAACACACCTTGACGACAGCAGCCAGCGATGACGACTCGTGGCCAGACTGCCCGCTCCTGGCCCGCACCGAAAGCGGCCACACCTTGGCGCAAGGCCTGAGCGACCGGGTCATGACGCGGCAGGCTCTCCCTGCCGACCCGTTGCGGTCATCGCGGCCCGCGTTTCCAAGTGGCAGCTTGGTGCCCTTATGTGTAGATGTACATAAGGGCACTTATGCACAGGGCACCGTTATGAGTAGTTTGCTCCGTGACGAGGCGACGTTCATAGGTAAGCCTGCCCGATTCGTGGCTTGATTGCTCCGCATAGTCACAGCGTCTTGAGGAAGGCCAGCAGCGCGTCATCCGGGCGGAAGCGGGTCGTGGCGGCGTTGGGGTCCTGTAGCCTGGAGAGTGCCTTTTCCTTCATCGCCAGGTCAGCCTCCACATACTGATGCGTGGTGGTCGGACTTTCGTGGCCCAGCCACAGGGCGATGACGCTGATGTCCACGCCCGACTGCAACAGATGCATGGCGGTCGTGTGCCGCAAGGTGTGGGGCGAGATCGCCCGCCCGAGCAGGCTGGGCGTTGTCTGTGCGGCCACCTTGACTGCCAGCGCCAGGCGCTGCGTGACGTTGGAGCGCGTCATCGGCTCGCCGCCGCGGTTGGGCAGCAAGGCCGAGGTCGGCAACAGGCCTGGGTTGAGCCTGAGCCAAGCACGGACCAGCTTGACCGTGGACTTCCACAGCGGCACTGATCACTGCTTGCGCCCCTTGCCGTGCAGATGAACACAGGCGGCGGCCTCGATCACCACGTCGGCCACCGTCACGCCGATGATCTCCGAGACGCGCGCGCCGGAGTTGTACAGCAGTGTCAGCAGCAGTTGATCGCGTTGGCTGGTCCAGCCCTGCGCGGGCGGCCCTATGACGGCCAGCATCTCGTCGCGCGCAAGGAAGCCGAGCATCGGCCGCTCGAAGCGCTTCATCGGCACGCCCAGCGCCTGTTCGATGAGGTGCAAGGCCGCGATATCCCTGTGACCTGCAAACTTCAGGAACGTCCGCAGCGCTGCCAGGCGGGCATTGCGGCTGCGCACGGTGTTGCCGCGCTCGCCCTCCAAGTGATCGAGGAAGGCCAGGATCAGCGCAGGCGTCATGTCGCTGAGTTGCATCGCTGTGGGGGCCTTGTGAAGGCGGCCTTGAGCAAACTGCAGGAACAGCATGAAGGCGTCCCGGTAGGCCGCCACGGTGCGTGCGCTCAGGGCGCGCTGCTGGGTCAGGTGATCGGCGAAGAATGCCTGTACCAAGGCGGCGAAGCTCGGGCTTGACGGGGTGCTGGCGTTAGACATCTTGCGGCTCCTGGACGCACTGGGAATCGGCGAAGCGCTCGAAGCGCGCGCCGGCCAAGGCCATCAATTCGGGGGTGCCGGTGAGATACCAGTAGGTGTAGGAGATCTTGACGTGGCCCATGTAGGTCGACAGGGCCAGCATGCGTTGGTCGAGGTCCCCGCCTTGCTCATGCCACAGCGTCAAACGCCTTACGGCAAAGCTGTGGCGCAGGTCGTGCACCCGAGGCCGACCATGGCCGCCGCGATCAACCCAGCCGAGTTGGTTGCGTAACTGCGTGAATGTGTGCGCCACCTGTCGGTTGCCCAACGGCAACCCTCGGCGCTGCCCGCGCGAACCCACGAAGAAGGACCCAAGCACCGGTGCGCCCACCAATTGGCTGCGCAGTGCGCGGTAGGCCGCCAGAGGCGCAACAGCACTCGGGTGCACCGGCACCAGGCGGGACTTGCAGAACTTGGTCTGGCGAATCGTCAAGACGCCAGCCTCAAGATCCACGTCATGGTCACTCAGCCGCAGGGCTTCCGAGATGCGCAGCCCGGTCGACGCCATTAGCCCGAACAGGGTCTCGTAGGTGGCTGATCGCAGTGCGTCGATAGACCCCAACTGGTGTGCGGCCTGCAGCAGCGCCAAGATCTCGGCGAGTTGGTAAATATGCGGAGACACCCGTCCCGGGATCGGGCCGAAGCTGGCGTCGTCGGGCACCTCGGTGCGCGGTTCGAACTGTTGCAGCCAACCCAGGAAGGGACGCAGTGAGGCCAGCTTGCGCGCCACGGTGACCGCGCTGGGGTTGCCACCCCGGGCTTGGCGAGCCCACTGCGTCATCAGCTCCACGCTCAAGGGGCCGCTGTGCTTCGATGCCTCGACGAAGCGGGCGAAGCTGGGCAGCGCCTGACTGGGGCAGCGCATGCCGAAGCCCAGGCTGCGCCGTTCGGCCAAGTACACCTGCACTCGGCCTGCAAGATCAAGCGGGGCACTCATGCTGCGCTCCCGGGCCAGGGCAAGGCCACCTCGTCAAGGTGGTGGCGGTCGAGCTTGGCGTAGATGAGTGAGGTGTTCAAGGAACGGTGACGCAGCACATCGGCCACCTCCTTGATCGAGCCCCCGCTGTTGACCAGCCGACACGCCAGGGTGTGGCGCAACACATGGGTGTACCCGCGTGCAATACCGGCCCGACGCATCGCTCTGCCGACGGCCGCGCGAACCGCGTCCACGCCGACCGGTTGGTCGTGCGGGGCGTGACGGCGCACGAAGACGGTGGCGAGGGTGGAGTTGGGGCGCTCGTGGCGCAGGTAGTTGGCCAATGCCGTGCCGGTGGCCATGGGCAGCGGCAATACGTCCTGTCGGTGGGACTTCGTGCGCTGGAGCGTCAGTGTGCCGCGTGACCAGTCGATGTCGTGAAGTTCGAGTGCGGCAATCTCGCCAACTCGCAATCCCAGATCCGATGCCAGATGGACCATGGCCAGCAAGCGCAGAGGCGCCGAGTGGGTCTGTCCGCACTGCATCAGCAGCCGTTGCAATTCGTCCTTGGTGAGGGCGCGGGGCAGCGACGCCAATGCCCAGCGTGCGGGCGAAGAGATCACCCCGAGCAAGCCGGTGACGACATCGCCGCAAGTGCTGCGATAGCGCAGGTAGGCCCGCAGCGAGGCCGCTATTGCACTGGCATGGGACACGGTGCTGACGCGCTGCAGTTCATGCGCGATGAAGTCACGCACGTCCTGGGGCTGCAACTCCTGGAAGGCGAACACACGGCCGGAGAATTTGCTCAGTAGCAATCGGTTCACCAAGCTCAGACGGCCCTCGCGTGTACCTGCGGCCAGGCCGCGAGCGTCACGCATGTGGGTGTCGTACCGGCACAGCTCTTCGGCGATGGGTCCAGTCGGCAATAGCGGCTCCGGGATCACACGCAGCGCGCGCAACAGCCTCATCAGATGGCCCAGGCCGGC